TAGCGTCCGAGGGATGACATAGGAACATCAGCAGGGGTGGGGCAGTTCCTAATGGTTACTGAATGAAAGCAATCAGAGCAGACTTATCTGCCGATTACAAGTCCATAGAGCTACTTGTCCTTGCCGACTATCACTACGCTGACCCGCATTCGGATCACGATGCTATCCGCAAGGACATTGATTATGTAAACACACACGACAATGCGTACTGCGTGTTGGCTGGTGACCTCCTCGACTGCGCGTTGAAGTCAAGCCTTGGCGATGCGTACACGAACCTCTCACCGATGGAAGAACTGACGGCGATGATGGATCTCATTCAGCCCATCGCGCACAAGGTTCTGGCAATCGTTGGCGGCAACCATGAAGCGCGTCACTACAAGACGAATGGCGTTGACATGACCCAGCTTCTGGCAAAGCAGTTGGGCATTGAGGACAAGTATTCAATTGACACAGCTCTCGTCTTCCTGAGATTTGGGAGCGATAAAGACCACGCGAGGCGGCATCGCCCGATTCTGTACACGATTTATCTCACGCACGGCTCTGGTGGCGGTCGCAAAGAGGGCGGCAAGATTCAGCGACTTGCAGATTACTGCCAGATTTGTGACGCTGATCTGTACATCGCAGGGCATACCCACTTGCCAGCTTCGTTTAAGACGGGGTTCGCAAGGCCGAGCGCGGCGAATAACAGCATTACCTACTGTACGAAGCTGTTCGTAAACAGCGCGGCTAAGTTGCAGTATGGTGGATATGGAGATACTGGAGGGTTCAAGCCTCCCTGCATTGATACCCCGCACATCCTCCTGAGTGGAGAGTATAAAGACATGAGGGCTGTGATTTGATGCCGAAAGAGGTACTGGATGCCGTTGAGCGCATTGTCGCAGTCGGCAAAGAGGCCATTGTAAAAAAAGAGCGCGGCAAGTGGGTCGTGCTTGAGAATGGCAAGCGGCTTGTGTACAAAGAGCCGTAAATGTAAAGTTGCACTTTAGATATAGCGCCTGTTGCACTTTGGCGATAGGCAGAGCCAATTGGGGCTAAGTTGTTGCAGATTATGCAACAGCTTAGTCCTTTTTTATTTTTGGGGTGAAGAGTTTGGACGAAACGACAAATAAATCTACTGTCATCCGTAACGATATGTTCGGGCGGCTGGACATCTACGCCTCCTACGATGACATCAACGAAGAGAACCTGATTGACGAGTTGAATTCCGCGATGATCTATCACATCGGGAATATGCTCCAAGAGGAATTTCTCTACTGGTACACAAGGGGCGTTCAGCCGATTCTGAACCGCAAGAAAGAGATTCGGGAAGACATCATGAACATCGTGCAAGTAAATCTTGCAGAGTCTGTGGTGGACTTCAAGAACGGCTACTTCCTTACCCAGCCCTGCACCTATATCGGCAGACGCAAGGGGGTGCAGACGAAGGTCAAGAAGCTCAATGAGTTTCTGTATCGCTCCGGCAAGCAGGAAGCGGACAACAAGGTAGCGGACTGGTTTCACAGGGTTGGGAAAGCCGCACTGTTTGTTGAGCCGACTGACGATAACGAAGTACCGTTCCGCGCCTACGCGCTTGACCCGCGCTCGGCGTTTGTCGTGTATTCCCTTCGCCCCGGCAACAAGCCTGTGATGGGCGTTAATCTCGTCACTGTTGACGGCGTTGCCAAGTTTGATGTGTTCACCGAGAAGATGGTGTACCACCTTTCCGGCACTGTCGTTGGCAAGATGATTACCACCGAGAAGAATCACGACTTCATGGTGACGGCTACCTCGCTCGACTCTTCTGAGCCGAATGTGCTTGGGTATATTCCCATCATCGAGTACCGCTATAACAACATTAATACATCTTGCTTTGAGTTGGCTGTCCCGCTTCTCGATGAGATCTCAAACATTTATTCAAACTCCGCGGACGGCATCGAGCAATTTATTCAGAGCCTCGCAATCGCTGTGAACTGCGAGTTCCCTGAGAACACTACGATCACTGACATTCGCAAGGCTGGCATGATTGCGCTTCGGTCTATCGGTGAAAACAAGGCCGATTTCAAGGTTCTGACTGAACAGCTTGACCAGACGCAAACAAAGGTTCTGATTGACAGCCTATATGACGAGGTTCTCCGTATCTGCGCTATGCCGAGCCGGAGCAACGGCAGCTCCACTTACGATACAACAGGAGCTGCCGTCCTCGCCAATTTCGGCTACTACCAGGCAGATGCAGCGGCAAGGGATTGCGAGGATCTGTTTAAGGAATCCAACAGACAGTTTGACCGCATTGTCGTTGATATTCTTCGTCGAAAGGGTCTGCTCGATGTCAACCTCAACGACTTTGAACTGAACTTCGTCCGCAACGAGACTGCGAATGTCCAGAGCAAGGCTCAAGCGTTCCAGACACTCATGGCGGCTGGCCTCCACCCGGAACTTGCGGCGGCAAAGTCTGGTATCTCCAACGATCCTGTGAAGGACATGAAGATGTCCGAGAAATACATCAACATGATCTGGGGTAATCCGGAGAAAGTCGTAAAGGCAGAGCAAACTGACGGCGGTCAGGGTGAAGCCAACATCGAAGAGTCTGACAGCTTTAACGGTGAAAACGAAACGGGCGGTAGCGTATGAGCAAGACATACCACCTAAAGAATGTTATCTACTTTCCATCGTTCAACAGCATCGGTGGCGTGGAAACATACTGCTATGAGATGGCGTTGAAATTTGGTGTGGACTACGACATCACGATCGTGTATCAGCAAGGCAACCCAAAGCAGATGCAGAGGTTGCGCGAAGTTACCCGCGTGGTGAAGTTCTGCGAGGGTGACAAAATCATATGCGACGTTTTCATCTTCGGGTGGGGTTGGGACATCATCGACAGCGTTGAGGCAAAAGAGTATGTCCAGACCTACCACGCAGACTTTAAGGCAAGGGGTATTTCCCCATGCATGGACAAGCGTGTAACAAAGCGGTACGGAGTTGCAGAGAACACCACGCTTGGCATCCGCGAACACTTCCCAGTTGAAGTTGAAACGATGTACAACCCGTACACGCCGAAGAAACCGAGAAAGGTTCTAAACCTTATCAGCGCAACACGGCTTTCCCCAGATAAGGGGTACAACCGTATGCTCCAACTCGCTGACGCTTTGGAAAAAGCAGACATCCCGTATCTGTGGACGATCTACACCGACAATCCGAAGGAGACTGGGCATCCGAGTATGGTATGCGTTCCGACCCGCCTTGACATCCTTGACTTTATCGCCAACGCCGATTACCTTGTCCAGCTCTCCGACTCCGAAGGGTACTCCTACTCCATCGTTGAGGCGTTGAGCGTTGGCACTCCCGTTATCTGCACAGAGTTTGGAGTTGCCGCTGAACAGGGCGTTGAGAACGGCAAGACAGGATTCATACTCCCGTTTGATATGAGCGAGATACCAGTTGAGGAAATCTACAAGGGCGTTAAGAAGTTCAAGTACACGCCACGCGAGAGCCACTACGATGAAATCCTCGCACCCGGCAAGTCCGATTATGAATATAACGATGATGAACTTGTGGAAATAAAGGTTTTGAAGAACTTCTTCGACTTGGAGCGGAACGAGATGTCCATTCAAGGCGTTCACTACGTCGTAAAGAGAAGCCGCGCAAGGCATCTTGAAGAACTTAACCTTGTGGAAACTATGGAGTGATTATATGGCAAGACCTATGAAGCCTTTTGTTAAGAGCGGCGGCTACTATCCTTCCAATCGTTGGACTCCGCTTGTTTATCCGGGCGGGTACACAGCGCAAAACGGAAGTGGAGAACAGCCCACGCCTACTCAGTCCAACCTTGTTGGCTCTGCGATAGTCGGAACTGCACAAGCGGGATAAGGAGAATAAGAAATGAGTTATACACCTACAAACTGGGCAACTGGCGATGTTATCACGGCGGCGAAGCTCAACAAGCTCGAACAGGGCGTTTCTGAATCGGTTCTTGTTCTTGCTGACAGTAATGATGGCCTTAATAAAACTGCCGGGGAAATCATGGAAGCGCTTAAAAACGGATGTGCGGTTTACACTTTCATGGAAGATGATGAATTCATATATGTAAATGCACTTAAAACAGCCGAGTATAATCCAAACGCTTCTGGAGTTGGGAGTCAGACCAAATACGTTTTTAGGTTTGCCGATGCACCTTCTGTCCAAGGTGACTTGGAATATAGAGCCAACAGCGCATCAGAGCGCCCGATTCTCACTTAATTGAAAGGGGCGGTTAAGCTAAATGACAAGCATTCTTCCTTTTGACGAGCTGAACCGCTTCGACTCAGAAATCCGTGAGAGATTCGGCAATAATACCCTCCAAAAACGTGATGAGGAAGACATCATAGATGAGCTTCTGGATCTCTTCTTACTCGCGTATGCAATGGGCAATTCCGTAACCAATGACAACTTATCGTCTGACTACGCTCCGTCTGTGGACGAAGTGATGGAAGTCGTGGACGCAAAGGTGGCAGGGAAGACTTGGAGAGAGCGAGTCGAGGACTACTTCGCAAATGGCGGCACAGGGGAAGACATCGCACGAATTGCCGATACGGAGATGCATCGAATTGCGAATACCGCCGCTCTGAACACAGCGAAGTACGCCGGAGCGAGGTACAAGACTTGGGCAACGATGCTCGATGACAGAGTCCGTGACACGCACGACTACCTTGAGGGCGAAACTGTCAATATTGACGATGACTTCTACACATATGACGGCGATCACGCATCTGCTCCCGGTCTGTTTGAACTCGCCGAGAACAACGTGAACTGCCGCTGTGAACTCTTATTTTCGTGAGGTGGAGCTATGACAAAACAAGAAGCGATTGAAAAGCTCCTCTCATGGGCAAGAGAGCAAGTTGGCTACCAAGAGGGCGCGAACAACTATAACAAATACGCCGAAGACAAGCGGCTTGTCCAACTGTACGGATGGGATGCTCAGAATCAACCTTGGTGTGATCTTTGGACGGATGCAGCGTTCATCCACTGTTTCGGCCTTGAAACAGCCGCCGCAATGACCTATCAACCTATCGGAGATGGCTCTGCGGCTTGTTGGAGATCCGCACAGTTTTTCAAGGAACATGGCGCGTTCTCCCAATACCCCGAAGCTGGGGATGTGATTTTCTTTTTCGCCAACGGCGCGATTAACCATCAGGGCATCGTGGAGAGTGTGTCTGGCGGCGTGGTTTACACCATCGAGGGGAACAGTTCCGACTCCGTGGCGAAACGCGCATATGCTATAGGAGCGGCAAACATCGCAGGATACGGAAGACCAGACTGGGATGCCGCCGCTACCGAGAAAGCGGAAACTGATGAGAAGCCTAAAGACCCTGACGCTCCGAGGCTCGGCACTGTGACGGTGGAACTTCCCGTACTCACCAATGGCATGGGCGGAAACGCTGTCGCGGCTCTGCAAGGAATCCTTCACTACCAGAAATACTCCCTCGGCTCTTGCGGGGTCGATGGAGAGTTCGGAGTAGCAACTCTCGCGGCTGTCCGCAACTTTCAAATCCGCAACGGCCTTGAGCGTGACGGCATTGTGGGCGAGGCTACTTGGCAAAAGCTTCTTGAGAGGCGGTGAGAGAGTGAGCGAAGGTGTATTGATCGCTCTGATTACTGGCTTGTGTGCAGTAGTCGGGCAATGGCTTATCTCACGCAGTCAAAACGAGAAGAGGAAAGTGGACGAT